AATCTAAACCACAAAGTTTTAATTTAGCTAGATTAGGTTGGACTTTTGAATGGAATGCGGAATATACTGCTCCTGGGCAATGTAGAAGTGATAATAAAGTAATTTATTTATCTAAGTTTATATTGGAACGTGCTGATGAGAATTTAGACTTTTGGAGACGAATTATCTTACACGAAATGGCACACGCTATTGATGTAGAAACAAGAGGGCAAAGCGACCACGGTAATATTTGGAAAGATATATGCATACAACTTGGAGGTATTGCAAGTTCTAAGGTAGAACTTAAATGGCATAAAGATAGTTTGATATATGAAATATATTGTGAGGATTGTGGGGAAACTCAATTAATGCCATACGTTCCTGAATCACTTACGGCTTGGTGGGGTGGCGCAACTTGTGTATTTTGTGAAGGTAAAATAAAGTATCGTAAAATAAATTAGGATATATCACATTAAACATATATCTTTGTTGAAACAAAAACCAATAGTATGTTAGAACAAATCACAACAGTAATCAATTTTCTTAACAAAGAAAACGTTAACTATAACGTAATTGACGAACACGACCAAATTAGAATTGAATTATTTCTAAATAACACACACTCTACTTGTGGGGACTACATTGTAATAACTAACGAGGGAATTATATGTATGAATCTTTTTAATGATTTACCACTTAAGAATGTGTATGATTATATTAAAACTTATAACCAATAACACTATGGCACATTTTATAGAATTAACGGCACCGGATAATACAAAATTCATTGGCAATGTAGATTTATTACTACAAGTAACTAAGGCCAGCGATGGCAATGCTATCGTTTTAGGTTGGACTAACAATGGAGGGAAGAAAGTGAAAGAAACTTATGAAGAAGTTTTAAAGATAATAGATGCATCACACGAGAATGTAAGAAATATAAAATATCTTAAAGATAATTAGGATATATCACATTAAACACATATCTTTGAATAGAATTTAAAAACCAATACAATGGCAAAAGCAGTAAAATTATGTAAAAGAGATGAGAAGCTAATCGATAGCTTAAACCTTAAAAATGACGGTTCAAAATATCGAGTTACCAATCCATATAGTGGAGGTATCGAAGTATTAGATGAACGAGGTGCAAAGTTGTACAAATACGTTAAGGAAGCAGAGCAAGAGTCAAGGTGGGACGATTTAAATAAGGGTTTAACCTTATTCAGAAAATTGTATCCTAACGAATATTACACATTATTAGACTAATGGGACTATTCGATTTTAAAAAGTATGATAAGGAAGCGCATAAGCGTTTCCTTATCGCTACTTACAAAGACGGTAAAAGAGATAATTCACCCTTTAGGAATGCAACGTTTGATGAGGGTATAAGAAAACTTAGAGCGGGTGTAGAACCTAAACGAGTTGAGAATTGGACTGAACGACTTTTTAATGCTTGGGCAAATGTATAAGACATCTAAAATATTAACCACTAAAAGAAAACGAACACCAAAGATGAGTGTAAAGGCAGACCATAAGAAACATACAAGAGCTCTAAAGAGCTTAAAGTCAAAAGTGATACGTAGCATTAGATACGAGTTAAAGTTTGTTGAGGGTGGCGTATTTCGCTTTGAGCCGCCAATGCTTGCAACTGGATTAGCTCACGCAGTTGAGTTTGTAAGTGATAGACATATAAAATTGTCGGGGCATACATATTCGAGATTGATTGACCAAGAGAAAATTGAAACTCTTATAGACATTTTAGAAAGTTTAGAAGAATAAATTAGGATATATCATATTAAACATATATCTTTGTTGTAACAAAAACCAATAACTATGACATTAGATAACATTGTAAACTACAAGAAAAATATCTTAGATAAATTACATAATTTTGTAATATCTTATGATGGCGACCAACCAAATATAATAGCTTCATTAGCTGATAAAATGGAGCATATGATATTCCACATAGGTAGCCCATCATCTCTTACGGGAATGCTTCAAAGTATTATCAAAGGCAACATAAAGCGTTGGGCTGATGGTAGCAAGTATAATGGCAAGTATAACAAAGGTGCTCAACTTAGAGGTGACTATAATCAAATTGTTAGGGAATGTAGCGTATCTAAATGGAAATTGAATAAAGAGGGTGGGTTCTCTGATGATACGGTTATTGTTGATTTAGGGTTTGTTCAGGGTCATTTTAGATGGGATTTTACGGCTTATATGGTTAATAGAAATACAAGAGATTATATCAATAACTTTTGGTTTAATACGAACTATGAACCAAAAGTAACAAGTAGTAGACTTAGAGACGTTCAAAGCGTTACACTATTCAAATATAATAAAGATTTTTTTAAGCAGAAATTAGTAGTTTCAACCAAATGGCATAGATGGGAATATACGTTAGATACGGGCAACCAATATGAGAGCTTTCATACTAATATTGGTAATGGTGAAGTTAATTTAAATGAACGTGCTCAACTTAGAAATATATTTAAAAGTGAAAAAAAAGCACAAAGGTTTAGGATATATGATATATAACATATATCTTTGTTGAAACAAAAACCAATAACTATGACACGAGCAGAAAAAATAGCAAACTTCATCAAAGAAAATAACCCAAGACGTAAAGAGATTATCAAATATATAGTTGTTACGTTAAACGGAACAAACGAGAAGTATTTTGATGAGAACAAAAATGAGTTTAGAGGATATTATAGCGTTAATTTTCAAAAATGGAATAGAAACAAAAAGATTGTAAAAGATGAAAAGACACAGAGATACTCTATAACGGCTTATTACGAAAGAGACGGTAGATTATACTCGATGCCACTTGAAGTGGAATTAGAGATACTTAAAAGAGCTAAAAGTAACTTAAGCAAAGCTACACAAAGATTACAGTATGAAAATAGAATACTTAAGCGACACCTATTAGAAGCGAGAACAGTATTAGAAAAAATAAGTTAGTTGGTTTTTAGATAGGAAAGGGGGTTTGTCGAAAGATAAACCCTTTTTTATTTGGATATATCATATTAAACACATATCTTTGTTGAAACAAAAACCAATATTATGAAATTCACACAAGCTAAATTCCCAATCCTTAAAACAATTAAAAATGGTGGGCTACCTAAATACGAGATGGGTAATGTTTCAGCATCAAATGATGAGGTATTAATGGTTAGTAAAAGAATTAATAATATCATAGCTAATGAGAGTGTTTCTTATTTCGCTGAAAGCGTATCGAAATACATTAGTTCTGATAAATTTAACTTAGGTTCTAAAATGGAGGAACTATTAAGAACTGATATTTCAGGTGGTGGCGTATTTTTATATAGGAATGGTGTTACATTGGTATATGATTTAACGTGTAATGATGGTAAAATAGCATTTGAGATATATCAATTAGCGGGAGATAATATATTAGCATCATATCACAATGGGTTTATTGATGGATTGAACTTAGACCACCAATCTGTTAAAGCTAGTACAAGTTTAATTAATGTTAATACTATTGATTCTCGTATGGTAATTAGTTCATTAATTACATATGTAATCTTTAAAAAGTATGCACCCCTTGAAACATTAATAGTTAATCGAGATAAAACTCGTAAAGGTATATTGAATAAAGAAAAACATTTAAACGAATATAATCATGATATTACGGTAATTGATTCTACTTGGTTTACAACTATCATTAGAACTAAAGGGTTTGGAGTTCAAGGTCACTTTGGGTTGCGTGCTTGCGGTGTTGGTAGAACTGAAAGGAGATTAGTTTGGATTGATGCGTATCAAAAAGATGGTTATAAGCGTTTAGCTAAAAAATTAAACAATTAGATATGAGCACATTTAATATTTGCCCGAACTCAGATGGTATTCCAAGTAAGTACGGGAACCACTACGGGATTGATTTAAGCGAGGCTGTTGAAGAGTTGATATACTTTGATGAGTTCTCGGAGAAGTATTCAGAAGAAGAGCTTGAGGCGGTCCTGGAGGCAATAAAGCCTGGGGACTACCAATGTTTTGGTGGGAGATGGTCGGAATTTGTAGTGTCTAAAAATAAATAAAAGAAATTGGAAGTATTGTTTGGTACTTCCATTTATTTGTTGCATATTTGTATAACCAAAAACCAAAGAGATGCACAAGTACGGAGAAGGAATTTCATTTTATTACATAAGCAAAGAAGATTTTAATACGTTGTTAGACCTTGTTAAACAACTTGCACCAGATGAGTATGAGGCTGAAGCCAGGGACGAATTTTATGGGTTGGTTGCGTATTGGAATGAAGCGGGTCAACATCGTTTCAACGTTCAAGTGTCAAGCTTACAACGTAGATTAGCGTTAAAAAATTAGGATATATCAAAATATTGTTCTATATTTGCATAGAACTTAAAACCAATAACAATGAAAAATGAATTCAAAGTAAAAGCAGACGTAGGAGATGAGCATGGTGGTGGTTATTATGATATAGCCACATTCAATTCAATAGCACTAGCGTTGATATTCATCTCAGGGTTGAAGCCTATGATTGGTTATAATATGTATATAATGGGACATATCTTAGGTGTTGATGAAAATAGAAGAGATATAACTTTCAAGGGTTTAACGCTAACAAAAGGAGATGATGAAACAATTGAAGAGTTTTATTAGGTTTATTCATTTATTTGTAGTATCTTTGTAGTATGGAAAACGAGAAATATGATATTGTAACATCAAGTTCAGCAAGTGGACTTGCCAAGAAAGTAAGAGATTTGGCACAAATAGGTTGGAAACCCGTTGGCTCACATCAAGTAATTACTACTCATATGTCAGTGGAAAGAGCGGGAACGCAACATAGATACCAAACAGAGTACTCACAAACCTTAATAAGAGACTAATGGCAATTAGAAAAGTTAAGACAATCCTTGGGGTCATTGAAATAGATGACGAAAAGGAGAAACTAAAAGCCGAACAAAGAAAAAAAGTATACCTTAGAAAATTATTGCTAAGAGTATTTAAGTAAATATGGTAGTAACATCAACATTTAACGGAATGGGTTGCATATGGATTGCACTTGAAAAGCTCGGTATCATAGTTGATACGGGGTATTCTAGTGAAATAGATAAGTACGCCAACCTCATCAACGACAAAAACTATCCCGGAGTTATTCAGCTTGGGGACATTCTAAATATCCGGGGTGAAGATTTAAAGCCAACTGATTTACTGGTTGGCGGCAGTCCTTGCCAGAATTTATCGATGAGTGTCATCAACAACATCAAACACAATCAGGGATTAGCCGGGGAAAAGTCTAAACTCTTTTATGAGTTCTTGAGATTGAAGCAAGAGCTTCAACCAAAATACTTTTTGCTGGAGAATGTGGGCGGAATGACCACCGTGAATAAGAATATGATTTCTTATGCGTTGGGCGTTGAACCCGTTAGAATAAATAGTAATCTGTTTTCAGCTCAAGACCGTGACCGTCTATATTGGACCAATATTCCAATACCTGAATTACCTGAAGATAGGGGTGTAGTATTACGGGATATAGTAGAGCCCGCAGAAAAAGTACCCGCAAAGTACTGGTATGATGTCCCGTTCACATATAACGGGGACGATGCCAAAGTTCAGGCAACGTTACATATCAACGGGCACGATATATTAAAAAGAGTATATAATCTTAACGGGAAGTGTGGGACACTAACAAAGGTTTCAGGAGGCTCACAACAAAAGAAAGTATTTCAGGACGGGAGATGTAGAAAGCTAATGCCCGTAGAATATGAGCGATTGCAGAATGTCCCTGACGGATATACTTCAGGAGTATCAGACGGGCAACGATATAATATGCTGGGAAACGGGTGGACGGTTGATGTAATTGAACATATTTTATCAGGAATGCTTGCGTAATCCAATATATTCTTTTATATTTGCAGTATGAAATACATATTTAGATTAATCGGAAAGATAGTGAAGTTTATAGTTGAATTAATCATTATGCTTTTGATGTCAAGTTTTTACATCTCATGGAATTTTAAATTGAATCCTGTGGTGTGGCGACCTGAACCAAAGAATGAGTTCTATCAAAAAGAGAGATACTTGTGGGAGCAATGGGATGAATTCATAAAGGATTATTCTTTTTTCACATTAAATTAGGAATAACTAAATAATTGTTTTATCTTTGCTGTATTAATAACCAATAAAACATTATGGAATTAGACCAACAAATATTAACTTGCTATCAGCACGTAACACCAATATCAATTGCAAAGATGCTTGATATATCATACAACAAAGTTTATCATACATTATTGAAGTACGATATAAATATTGAGCCTATCAATGAGTATAAGAAAAAGTGTAAATCAGTTGAAGAAACTGAAGCTATGGTACGTGCTTGCGTAGGCTACTTGACTTGGAAATCTATTGCAAAGGTAACGGGTATTTCGTATGATGTAGTTTATAAGATTATTACAAAGAAGTTCAATATCAAATATGAAAAGTCATCAAGGGAAAACCCTAATTATATAAGTCAGGTAAAACCTAAAGTTCAACACGTTAGAAGATTTAAATATAAAAATAATCAGTTATATTAGGATATATCATATTAAACACATATCTTTGAATAGAATTTAAAACCAATAACAATGAGCGATTCAATTTACAGAAAATTAAGATTTAATCCACCAGCACTTAAAATAGTGGATAACCCAAAACGAGTATCATTTAAAATGGTATCTTGTATGTGTGATAACCGCTCAACTATTACATTCTTAAAGAAAGGTGATTTTTGGAGTGTGTGGGCAGTGTTGCCAAGTGGAATGGGTAACTCAATGAGCAACTACCAATTTGGATTAAGAAAACCAATGCAACCAACTACTGATGATTTTCGTTGGTGGGCGTTAGACGGGGAGTGGAATAAAATATTAGAATATATCAATAGTGGTACAGAAGCTATTGAAAGTGTAAGAAGTTATTAAACTTTTTCTTGCACAGTCCAAATATTAATTGTATATTTGTATAGAAATTAAGAGGAACATTGAAAGATATAGCAGTCCGACTAGACATGGCGTTACTACCTTAATTTTTTTAAAAACCAATAAAATGGATAGTTATTACGAAAATCAGCAACAAAGACTATTTAAAATAGCGAACCGTAAACGAGCAAGTAGGGTTGTTCGTGGGACAGATAGGTTAACTCAAACGTCAATTAATACTAATCATATTATACACGAGGCTAAGTTATTATGTAATCAAGCAAATACTGCTGGTGGTTGGGAAATTATTAGGCATGAAATTGCTAATTTTTTATATAGAGCAGAATAAATTTGTATATGTAAAATATTAATTGTATCTTTGTATAGAATTTAAAAACCAATATTATGAAAACAACATATATAAAAGAGGCAGATGTAATGAAGGTAGCAAACGATTTAGAAATAATTGTTGCACCCGAAATAGTGGATAATGTATTATTATGGTTTGATGACGAAATGGCAATGAATGACGGTAGAAGTCTTGAATTTGTTATTCAAGATTTAATAAACGAAGCAAAAACGGAATTTTGGTTAACTCAATGTAATTAATTATGGCAAAGTTTTTTAAATCAGTATTAGTACCACTTAAAAATGATAGGGAGGCATTAGAGATAGCTTTCCCACATTTAGTGACAAGGGATAATGGAAAGTATTTTCCTACAATGGAAGAACGTTTAGGGAATGCAGAATGTCCCAATTGCCCTAAAGAAACGGAAGAATACGGGCACGAAAAATTAGAAAAACATACACGGTGGATGTTACTACCACCTGAATCAGCATCAGTAACACAAGGAGGCAAACAATATATTGAATGCTTGGATTGTGGTTACAAAACACATTTATAATTTAACTATTGGTTTTGGTTAATTCTGGAAAGGGGACTATTTTACGAAATAGTTCCTTTTTTTCTTGGATATATCATATTAAACATATATCTTTGTATAGAATTTAAAACCAATAACTATGACCACAGTAGAAATTAACGAAAACAAAGTAACTGAAACGATAACCCCTAACTACCTACAACAAATATTCGGGTATAAGGTAAAAGTAAATACGTACACGATACTTGATAGGTCTTTTAGTAATTTTCCAGCATACCCTGTATTAATGAATTCAGAGGGTAAGATTATATCACCATTAAGTAAGATTGCTGAATTAGTGCAGAATAAAGCTAACCTATTAAAATACGGTAACTAACACGAATAACATTGGGTTAACTTAAATACAAAAACAAATATAATGGTAACAAAAGAAGATTTTAAAAAAGATATAGAACATTACAGATATATAAAGAGTTTAGGCAAGTTATCTAAAGCAGGACTTCAAAAATTAAAAGTGATGGAGAAGTACAAAAATTTAATTTTATTAGATAGTTCTTTACTTTTACCGACAAAAGATTAGGAATATCCAATTTAATATATTATCTTTGATGTATGGAAACATTAATATTTAGAATACATATTCAGGATGCTCAAGGTAGGTTATACGTAACACCAAATGGCAATCCAGTTGCGAACTTCAAGGAAGAAAGCAAACCAATGACAGTCGCTAAGATAAAAAAGCGTTGTGAAGTGTTAAATAGCGAATACAAAGCTATTGCAAAAGAGGGTAGCCGTGTGGATATATCAGTTGAAGTATTTAATAGTATATCAGATACGTATATGTGCTTATTTAGTTTATATGATTATCAAGACAAAACAGATTTTATTCAACATAAATAGGAATATCCAAATTAAACTTATACCTTTGAACAAACATTAAAACATAAATTATGTCAGACGAAAAAATATACACAGACGAAGAAATTATGATACAACATGAAGAAGCGTTGAAACAAGAAGAAGAAGAAATGATGAAATTAGAAGAAGAAGCGTTAGAACGAGAACGTTTCCTTGACTATGCACTCGATGAGACAGAAACAGAGTTGCCATTGATGACAGTCATTGATTGGGTCGATGATAACTTCGAGCAAGGCGCATCTTTTGAGGCAAACCTTGTAGAATTCAAACGCTTTGAGGAAAGAAAGTCAAGAACTGGAAAACAAAGCGCAACGTTGGTTGAAGAAGTTGTTGAATTTATCTTGGCTGAAAAGAGAAAAAAACGTGCAACAATAAAAGGCAATGGCAAGATACCAAAAGAGTGGTTTAATGATTTGATTGCCAAAACTTGTTACGATAATAACATCTCGGAGGGTCATATTAGAGCAGTCGGAGTGTGGAATATCAACGAGGAAGTTGATGACACCGAACCAAATGATTAAAAAATAAATTTGCATATGTCAAATATATCATTTATCTTTGGCATATGTTTAACCAATAAAAACACAAAACAATGGGAGCTTGTAATTTTTCAAATTTAGTAGTAATTAAAGGTAAAGCGAGAGACGCTTACCATGACGCAGTAGAAGACGCAGAATATGAAGATGGGCACGACCCTTACAATGGGACAATTTCAACCACAGATGGCTTTAGTATGCGTAGAGACAATCCACGTTATGGGACAAAAGCATTTGACAAGTGGGAAGACAAAGTACTTGACGAAACAGATAAACGTGAATGCGTTTGTGTTGAAATTACGGGTGCAGTTGCAACACGCATAAAAAACAGACGAGGTTATAAAGGTCGAAAAGGAATTGGAGTATTCTATTTCTTTGGTATGGCTTCTTGTTAAAACATACATTTTTCTTTTATTCATTCAATTTTTGGGGAACTATTTAATAGATAGTTCCCTTTTTTTTTGGATATATCATATTAAACATATATCTTTGCTAAGAATATAAAAAGAAAATGTTATTATGAGTGCAAACGGAGAGTATTTTATCGGACAATTAGCAGAAGAAGCAAGCGACTTAGGGTTGTTAGATTTACAAGAAGAACATTTAGAAACACCTGACGGGTATTATGATATATGGTCATATCAGGATATTCCCGAATCGGATAGTTTTGATATTGACGGTGGAGGCGTATTGAGTTATACGGGCTATTACCAACACGATGACGAATTTCCCGAATTTGTTATTACAAGCATTACTAGAGACGGGAAAACAAAGCAATGTCTGACGGACAAACGGGCTAAAGGCGATTGGATACATCAATTACAACCTATCGTATTAGATTTATTAGACGGGGAGAAACAATTAGTAGAAGAAGACGTTGAATGGTTAATGCCTATCTTAGAAGCTAAGATTAGATATTTCAACGGGCTTATGAGTGAAGCCGAATATGAAACAATATTACATAATACTGAAAGATAATGGCAATAGAAAAAACTTTTAAAAATACAAGAGCTGGAACTGTTAAAGTTAAGTATGCTATATTTGATATTGACGGGACAAACCTTGAAGAGGGTATAAGAATTTCAGGTGATGAGATTTACGATGACATTATAATATATGGTTGGACTGATGTTATGGGTATGACTAAGGATAAAATAAATGAAATATTAAAAGATACTGGAAATTAATTAGGATATATCATATATTATTATTATCTTTGTATAGAATTTAAAACCAATAGAGATGAACACAATAACACTACAAAGTAAACAAACTACTGATAAGTTTTATAACTACATTAAGAAAATGGTTGTTAAAACCTTAGAAGATGCTGAATATTTTAATGAAGCGTATGAAGTTACAAAAATAAATGTAATTAGAAATAAAGGTTTCTACCTTGTTCAATTTGAAGCTAAAGGTCAAAAGTTTGAGGTTGAATACACAATAGACCAAATTCAATCATTTGTTATTGAAGAATTGGAAGTAGAAATTAAAAGAGCTGCAATGTCTACGGGCTATAGTGGTCGATAAAATGTAAGTTGAGGGAGGAACTTAAACCCTAGATTGTTAAAAAGCCTATTAGAAATTTTAGGCTTTTTTTCTTGGATATATCATATTAAACATATATCTTTGTTGTAACAAAAACCAATATTATGAGAAGATTAGTAACAGACTTAGGAATTCAAGACGTTAATTTATTTTTTGAGAATGACGCATCTAATGAGCAAATTAGAGCTTGGGTAGAAAGAAACTTAAACCTACCTGACTTTGAATTGAACGAACCACATAGTTGTAAAGTAACTGAATTTGTTGGTGATATTACAATTTCAGGTGATGAAGATTTAGTTTTATTAAAGATTGAAAACATCAAACCTGAAAAATTGACAAATGATAGTCAATGGAGTGTTTGGGTAGGTGGTGGTGAAGTGAATGACTTTTACCTGACTGAACAAGAGGCTGAAAATTTAGCTAACCAATTCATCAATGACGGTTACAATGATGTTGAGTATAGAAAAGAAATTTAATTAAATATTAGGATACGTCATTTATTTGACGTATCTTTGTTTCAACAAAAACCAATATTATGAAAAAAATGACAATTCTTAAAATCGCAATTATCTTAGCTTTTTTTATTTCTATGTATTTCATTATTAAAGATATGATATAATGATAACACCACAAGCACATTTGATGACTGCACACTCATTGCACGAGTACCGTAACCGTAGAAACGGTGGTGGTAGGTATGAGTATCGTTTTTATAAGACGTATAGAGACCTTAAAAAAGATATGAAAAATCTTTTGAACGAATGTATTGATGACGATGGCGTAAGCGTTTATCGTTCACGTAGGGGACAATGGGGTGAATGGTTTGAAGTATGGAAGCTAGAGAATGGTAAACCTACAATTGTTAAACAAGGTTGGCAATAAATTAGGATATATCATATAAAACCTATATCTTTGTTGAAACAAAAACCTAAAGATATGAATTTTCAAAGAATTAAATCATTACAAAAAGAATACGGGTTCGATAACTATCAAGCTCTAATCAATAACGGTCACGCTTGGACATTAGAAGGAAGCGTAGGGAGAGATTGTGACGCTACTTTAGTATCAGGTGCATGTATGCTACCAAAAACTAGTAAAGCTAACGCATACGGTGGCTCAGTACCTTCAAGAGATGACTTGAAGAAGGGAACCAAAGGGACATTTCAAAATTCAGTTAGATTTTGGAGTGACGTTGAACTTAATGGAATGGACGATGAGTGTTAGAAGAGAAATAAAGTATAAGGGCTTTGACGGGGAATGGTATATGGACATCAACTACGATAACACTATCGTAGTTGGGTTCAATCCTGAAGGTGATGAGTACGGTCCAGGTGAACGGGAATATGATATACCTGAAGATATTACGGGCATTGAACACAATGCTGAGTATGTATGGCTTACGCTTAAAGATAAGCGAATGATACAATTCAAATTTGAAATTGATGGGGCAATTATTGCTGATACCTTTGATGATAAAAATAATTTCTTAGGTACATTTGCAAGTTATTCTTTTTGGGACGATATAGAAATTTTATAAATAAATTAGGATATATCATATTAAATATATATCTTTGTATAGAATTTAAAACCTTAATTATGAAATACTTTGAAATTATCTTTGTGCCAACAAACAGAAGTAGTAAAGAATGGATTCACACTGAAGACCAGTCAAAAGAACAAGCTATCAAAAATTTTAGTGGCGGCACTTTAATCTCGTGTAGCGAGATAGAAGAAGAAGACTACGAGATGCCAGAGCATCTAATGTAAAAAACTTTTAAAAATAACCCGGGTAAAAGTTGCACGGGTTATTTTTTCCCCTTATCTTTGATATATCAAAAGGGCCTGATGGAACATATCGGAAGAGTAGACTCCAACCTACGCCATATTTAAATAATCTGAAATTAAATGTTAAAAAATTAGGATATTAAAATATTCATTTTCCCAGGTATTTTATTTGTTTTATCCAAATATTACTTTTATATTTGTATAGAATTTAAAACCAATAATTATGAATTTACAAAAACACATTTGGGAGGGTTGGACTGTTCAAGACTTCATTGACGATTTAGAACCTATCTTAGATATGATACAATGTGGCGCAAGTCATAGGTTAATCCTTAACACAAAAGCTGAATTAAAAGCTTGGTGTATGGATAACCAACCTTATTACAAAAAGTATATTCCTGATGTAGTTAATTATTTTGCAAAAAAATATAATATTAACTAGGATATATCATTTATTACATTTACATTTGTACCAACATTAACCAATAACACAAAAACCAATATTATGGAAACATTAAAAAAATTAGCATTTTCAGTAGTATCATTTTTTTCAACTAAAGATTATTCACAATTTAACTTCTTTGATTTTAATCGTCCAGTAGACAAAAACCACGTTAATAAGTTAGCATCATCAATGAAAGTTAGAGGGTTCAGAGGTGCTATAATAGTTATTAGAACGGCTATTATAGACGGTATTGAAAAGCTTTATATATTAGACGGACAACATAGATTTGAGGCTTGTAAACTATTAGGTATTGAGTTTAAATTTGAGATAGTTGATATTAAAACTGAATTAGAGTTAGCACAATATATAGCAGATGTTAATAATAGTTCAAAAGCTTGGGGCACAAATCAATTTTTAGATGTTTGGTCTAAAATGAAAATTAGAGAGTATATTAAACTTCAAGAAGTATTTAAGAATACAAAAATACAAATCACACCTTTAGTTATGATATATAACGGTGCAAGTGATATGAAAGCATTTAGAAGTGGTTCTATGAGTTTTCCAAACGAAAATGAATCTGATACCATTGTTGAACAAATAATGGACTTAAAAGGCTTATTACCAACCAAAGCATTTTGCAGACGTGCTATTGTTAGAGTAATGCGTAATGAAAAGTATAACCACAAACTTATTAAACCATATATAGAAAGAAAAGTAAGACAAGGTGGTGGGTTTACTGAAAATGAGAAAGATTTACAAAAAGAATTAGAGCATTTATTAAGAATTTCAAACAAATATTAGGATATATCATATTAAACTTATATATTTGTATCAACAATAACCAATAACACACAAATCATGAAAACACTAAAAAGCAAATTAAGAGTAAAGTTAATCGAAACGCCTAACTTAAAAAGAACTGATTTTGTAAAGTTACCTACTGCTGATTTTGCATCTACTAAAACAAGTGTAAACTTACAAAGAGCAAAATTAGGTAGATTAGTAGCATCTAAAAACATTGCACAAGTTGAAGTAGCAAGACAATTAGGAGTTGATACACCAACGTTAAAAAAGTTTATTAAAGGTACTGCTATCAATTCTATTAATGCTAACGTAATTGCATCTAAAATTGTAAACGTTATTGATAATAACGATATACCAAAAGCACCTAAAAAACCTAAAAAAGAGGTTGTTATTAATGCAACTAATTTTAAAGGTAGTGAAAAAGCAAGAATTAGAGATTTATATATTTCGCACCTTATAAAATATGGTATTAAAAAAACAGGTAAATTCTTTTCATTGCCAAGTAGTGAGTGTTTATTTGAATTACAACTAAATGTTGAAATGGATAATAAATTCGAGTATGATGTAGTTGAATATAACGAGAAAAACCCTAACATTTTCAATGAAATGTTGAATACTATTGTTAGTAAAAAAATTAAGGTACATTCAATTTCAAATTGTCTTTCAAATGAAGTTATTTTGAATAGAACAAGTGATAATTATTCGCATATGTTTGCAGATTGGTGTTCTACTTTTACAACGCTTGAAAATGAAGTTAGATACATCATTTATAACAATTTAGTTGAAGTAGGGGGACTTGTAGGCTTTACTTTTTCATTGAGAGATGAAAAGGGTTGTGATTTTGCTAAAACGCTTTCAAATGATACTAATATCGCTAAATTTGGTTTGAATATCCAACCACACACAAAAGACGGAATTTACCTTAAATTTTTAGCTATGTGTTATAATAACTATGAAATAGTGGAATTTGAACCATATCACGATACAAGTGCAATGCTATTTGTACTAATTAAAAGAATTAGATAATTGTTGGTTTTTGTATAGTAGTAAGGGTTAGCGAAAGTTAACCCTTTTTTTCTTGCGTATATAAAATAAAACATATATCTTAGCAAAGAATTTAAAAACCAATAGATATGAAAACATTATTTTTAAGCCACGAATCGTTTACTGAAATGCTATCAGGACTTATTTCCAGTGGAGTTACATTTGAATCTGAAGAAAAGAATGGTGGAATATTAATAACTTTTACGGGTGGATATTAGGATATATCATATTAAACATATATCTTTGTATAGAATTTAAAAACCAATATTATGACTACCGAATTACAAAACAAATTAAAAAGTATCTCAAGTGAAGTGACAAGAGCTTATGGTGACCACGGGTCCTGCGTTATGGGCTACGAGCTTAAATTAGACGGGAAGAGAGTTGTTTCTCAACCCGCTCAAGGTTCCAGTACTTGTGGCTTTGTTTACGCTATCCTGAGAGGTATTATGATTGCAAACGGAATTGATGAAAGTAGAATTTCAACAGACTACGGAAGAATGGACTAAAAAAAACTTTTAAAAATAACCCGGCTTTTATTAGGTCGGGTTATTTTTTTCTTGTATCTTTGTAGTGGAAGACGGGCCGAGTGTAACACCAACAACGGGAAGAGTGGTCTCCACCCTACGCCATATTTTTTTTTAGTATTTTACCTATAAAAATAACTTTTTTGATATAATATTTAAAATATATTAGATTTTATTTTTTTATTCCATTTATTACTCGTATATTTGCATAAGAAATAACAATAATAACACTAAAAACCAATATTATGGAAAATTTATTTACATTTGAGTACCAAGAAGCAGAATTATTTAACCAAGACGGTTCAAAATCTAACTTTAGACAAGTTTTTGGCTTAGAGGGCAAAAACGTTGTTTGTCCTAAAGGTAGTTACCATATTGTTAAAACTGCTGATGTTAGTACATTAGGTCAAGCATTTTTAGACAAAGGTTACAACGTTACTACTTTTAACCATAGAAACGGTGAGTCTATTGGCTTAAACGTATCTTTTGGTAACAAACCAAGTAAAGTAGGTGAAAGTACTTACAATCTTATTATTACCGTACCTAATAATGGTGGTGGTAAAGGTTATTTAGCTATCAAACAAGTACGTTTGATTTGTACTAATGGTATGGTTCAATCAAAACTAATGCACAAAGATGCTTATATCAAAATTCCACATACAATAGACTATAAAGATAGTTTAGTTTTGATGCAAAAATCTATTGAAGGTTTTGTATCATTGTTAGAGCAAGTTGAGCAACGTGATATTTTATTAGACGGTCAAGAATTGACTCAAACCGAAATTATGTTTAACCTTAACAAATGGTTTTATGAGCAAGAAATGCCAAGAGGTCATAAAACTGATATGAGTTTTGACGAGTTTAGAAAATTATTAGCTATCAACCCTAATGAAATTAAGTCTATTGACCGTTATAACGAACTTAAAAAAGCGTTTAATACTGAATTAGAGTATAACGCTGAATTAGGTCTTAAGGCTTCAATGTACACCGTTTATGCAAGTGTTACTAACTACCTTAGCAGACGAGTTGAAATTTCAAAATCAACTGCATCTAATGAAGTGCAAATTGAACGTTCAAGTAAGAAATTAAGTTACTTTGATGCTTTCTAAAAAAGCATCTTAAATTAAAAAGCTATCTTAAATGATAGCTTTTTTTTTGCCCTATACATATAGCTACGAGCTATTTTAAGAGCTTCTACTGGACTTTTATGTATAAGTTATCTACTAATATAACTTATAATAGTTAATGTCTTATATCTTCTAAAAATAATATTGGATATAATATTTAAAATATATTAGGTTATATCATATATTACCCTTATCTTTGAATAGAATTTAAAACCAAAGATTATGACTACTGAAGCCAACCAAGTTAAAATTTCATCTGAAGCTCTTTACAACGTTGTAAAACGTGAGAAAAATAACAACGGGTCCAATTTTACTATCAAATCTTTAAAGAGTGGTAAGGACTTCACTTTTCAAATTAGAAGAGCTGAATTCAAAGGTAAATGGTACACTCACGTAAGTGTTGAAACTAGATATTTAGATTTTAAATATTTAGGTAGTTACTTTAATGGTAAAATTTATAGAAAAGGTGGTGTTGTTGAAACGCCTACTTCTAAGGTAATAGCATTTGTATTGCTATGGGTTGAAAAGAGAGCTTTTGAGTGGCTTGACAATAATGTTGATGTAATGCATACGGGAAGCTGTTTATGTTGTGGACGTGAGCTTACAGACGCTGTAAGCATCCAAAGAGGTCTTGGACCAGTATGCGCAAATATTTAATTTGTGCATTTTTTTCTTGTGTATGTCAAATATTACTTATATATTTGCATATGTTTAACCAATAAATAATTTATATGGATATTTTAAATACTGATTTTAAAGAGTTTAGAAAAGATTTTAAAGAGGCTATGCAAGCGTTGGAAGCGAAGCATAACATCAAAGCTTCTATTGGTAGTATTACCTACCATCCCGATGGAACTCACTTTACAAGTCGTTTAACAGTCAACAATGAAACTGTTAACGGTAAAGATGTAGGTCAAATTAAATTTGATAGCATTTGTGATAGATATGGTTTTGAACCTTCTGATTACAATAGAGAATTTACAGTTAGAGGTGAACGCCTTAAACTTGTAGGTTTTAATACCAAAGCACCTAAGAACCCTTGCAAAATTGAAAATGTAATAACGGGTGCAAAGTATAAGTGTGGTAAAGACTATGTTAAAAGAGGTTTTTTAACAAACTAAAAAAAGATTGGAATTATCTTTGGTAGTTCCAATCTTTTCTTGTATCTTTGTCAGACACAAAAGTGTACAGCATATGGAAAAAAGAATTTGGATAGCGACAATACCTGAAATCTTTGGATACGGTCTAACGGTTTTGGATGTAACAGAAGAAGCGGCTCTAAGAGCTTTGAAAGCAAAGTTTTACGAGTGGAAGAAACAATTACCTTCACAGTCAACATTCAAATCAGCCTTTGAAGATTGGGGTGGAAGGACCGAAGAAATTGAAATCGGAAAAGTTTATAATGATAATTTTACCTAGGTAAGAATGGGAGTGAGTACAAGGATTCACTTAATGCGCTACTACCGCCAGCAGCTCCCATTTATTTTTAAAAAAAAGTTAAAAAAAACTTGTGTATGTCAAAAAAATGTCATATATTTGTAATCAAATAAAGAAGCAGCAGTGGCTACATAGAAGTGGTAAAGCCTTAAATCTATACCAGCGGTCACAAATAGTCAGCACCGAAAGGAAAACGACAGCGGCAACATTCTAATATAACCTGAAGCCAGAGGGTATGGTTTTTTAGAATATGGGTGAGATAAACAAAGCTGCTGCTTCTTTTTAAAATAGCATTCAATTTTTGTTTTTATTCATAATTAGTATTTTTTAATTAAAACCCAGAGTTTTCCAGCTCTGGGTTTTTTAATGCGTGGTCCTGTACACAAATGTGTCTAAGTCAGGAACGCCACAGCTACAGCGTAAGCTCCATCTCCTTCGCTTATCTCATACTGGAACTGTTCCGAATAATCCCCATGACCATCTGAAATCATCCCTAAGATTGTACAAATCTTTGTCTCATCGTCATAATTTTCCCCGGCCCAATCAATTTGTTTGATTTCTTTCTGGGCCTGGGATTCATAGCCCAGTTCCTCCAGGTCATCATCAACACGCCAGTTCTCGCTGTCCGGGTCGTAGTCGCTGTCTAAATTGTGCCACATCTCAATCAGGTCTTGGTCCTGATGGTTGTCATCTTTGCTGATGGTAAAACTAAATAATGATAAATTTCTAAAGCTCATAATATATTGTTTTAAATTATACAGCAAATATAATACATTGTTTTATATCTCACAAATGATTCTGCTGCTTTAGCATAATATTAACATTAAAATAAATTTGTTTTATTCAAATATTACTTGTACATTTGTATCTAACTTTAAACATAGATATTATGAGTAAAACATTGAAAGAAATTGTAAACCCAATTTTAGAGGCTTATCAGGAAGCAATCCCTGGGCTTGAAGCTGGTGAGGTTGATGACCTGACTATGACCTTAAACATGTTAATTAAACGTGAACTGGGATTAAGTACCGAGGCTGAAGATGAAGCGGCCAATTCTGAACTTGAAACTAGATTAGAAAGACGAAGCGCTGGATTAACAGGGGATTAACAATTAATTTATTTAAAATAACTTGGCTTTAATTAGGTCAGGTTATTTTTTTCTTGTATCTTTGTTATAGTAAAGGGGCTGAGACATCAGAAGAGTAGACTCCACCCTACGCCATATTTAAGGTTGAAAGTTTTTAAAGTTTTTCTTGCATATATCATTTATTACTTATATATTTGTCCTATGGAATATTACAGAGTACAAGAACGATATATGTCTCCTGATGTAGTTGAGAAAAACATCAGCACGAACCCGAACAAACCAAAGTGGATTGTTTATATTGCGCCTATTGGTAGTAGATTCAATATGGAAGCACATTATATTTGTGATATGCTAAACCAAAGAGAGAATGAATTAAACTTAAATTGTTAATATTATGAGTAGACTAACGGGATTAGAGCTTGCTGAAGCATTCAGCGACTTTGTTAATGGTTCAAACAGCCATGAGCATGAAGAATTCATAAAAGGATTCAACAGACAGCACAGAACATTACAGCAATCTATGATGAGAACAATGATGGCTGTTGTTGAAAATTGTGCACAGCCTGATTATGGTAGAGATGCCAGAAACCAAGCAACACACGATTTAGCTAAAACATTGGTTAAAGGTTATAAGGATTCAATATCCAGAGACTTTGCCGCACAGCATTTCGATGGGAAAGCAACTGAAAGCGATGAGAAATATATTGCTTCAGAACATTGTGTACCAAGCAAATCATTAGGATTCGTTTAACCAGTACACAAAAGTGTACGTAATACTTTATAAGATGGGAAAGAAATTAACAGCCCAGCAAATCGATGAGATGATTGCTGCTAATCCTAACAGCCAGTTATTTGACCAGTGCTGTAAATGCGAAGGTTATGAGGACCACATGGAGATGAATGATGCTGGAGACCCGGATACCTTTGATGTTATTTGTGATGAGTGTTTAGAAAAAAAACATAATAAAGTTGCATATATCAAATAATACTTATACATTTGCATATGTTTAACCATAAAATATAAAACTATGTCAGATGAGTATTGGGCTAAAGAAGCCAACAAAGCATTAAAAGGAAAAACAGTAAGAAAAGCACGTTACATGACCAAAGCGGAAGCAGAAGCTATGGGATGGTACAGCAGATGTGTTGTAATTGAGTTTACCGATGGTACTTTAATCTTCCCTTCACAAGATGATGAAGGAAATGATGGTGGTGCAATGTTCGGTCAATCTCCTTCAGGAAAGGATTTAACAATGCCCGTTCTTAGATAATAGTTTTTCTCCTAAACCAATAAAGCCTCTTTTTAAGAGGCTTTTTTTATGCCCGGATGTTTTGGACCCGGGCTGTACACAAATGTGTACCAGTTAGCTCCAGTAAGGAACTACACCGTAATCAACGATTACTGGTCCGTATACTTCAGTATAATAATCAATATACTTCTTATGAGTAGTCATAAATTTAAGCATCTCATCTTCTATATCCAGCCCCAGCATTGAAGTTGGTTCCTCATCATCGTTAGTGAATACGTGTTCATTAGCTAAAAAGATTGAGTGTGTATTGGTTTCACATCCTTCACCCTGAAAGAACGCATCTTCTTCCAGTCCCATAGCTTCAAATTGTTCGTCATCTCCCCAGCTACGAGGCCTGTTGATTTTATCTTCAGTAACTGATACTTGTTTGTAGGCTTCACCTGTTACCGGGTCAAATTTATGACCACCTTTTACTTCCCTCCCGGATGCGTCAACCCGGATAGTTCTGGTTACTGATTTTTGCAGCTTAGGTATTAATAAATAAGGACCTATGTGCACGTATTTGTTCATTCCCATATGTTATAGTGTTTTAAATAAATTTATATACTTTGGATACATCTCATCATACATTCCAATGTTTTCTTTTTGCAGCCTTTTAAAGCGCTCATTGAGCTCACTTGCCGCCTCCTGTTTACTCATCGTTCCTTTACGTACTTTCTTAAGCAGTGTTTCAATTCTAAACTGATTGATTTCATTACATGTTCGAGGTTTATACATCTATTACGTTTTAAATTACAAATATACTATTTTTTTTTCTCTTTGAGAAGCTTATCTGGATAAACCCAGCTTTTAGCGCTACTCTTGCTTATCAGCCCGCTAGCTCCTAAGTGATACAGGTATACTTCCCAAAGCTTCTTACGCCCCTCTAGACTCAGCTCGCTGTTCCCGGGTAGCGTCAGGACCTCCCATTTAAATTTGTAGGAGGCGGATTCCTTATTTAGGTACCTCTTCTTCATAACAGTGCTAATTGATTAGGGTCACCTTTCACCTCCTTGGGAAGTAACGTGATATATCTTCTGGATACACTAGTCATCACGGTTCTGGTCTTGAACATAAAGATATCACAGGTGTGAGTGTATGTCGCTGTTACCAGTCCCATCTTGCCGTTAACCAGTACTTTTCTTTTGTTCATCGTATGTTTCTTTTTATACTTCCTGTATTTCTTCAGGTAATCCAGCGTGCCGCTTCTTTTCCAGCCTCTTGGACCACCGTTCCAGATTCTAACCACGTCTTCTTCAGTTGCAGCTCTACCTTCTTTCTTTTCGAGATGTTCTGTCCACATTTCAATGTACAGCTCGAATATCTCTTCAGCACAATTCTCATCAAATGCATCCTGATGTGTATATGTCGTCCCGTACTTACGGTTCACATCTTTAATAGCATTCAATTGAATCTGGAGAATTCCCCAGCTCATGCCGCCATCTCCTGTAGCATCTGGATTATATTCCGTCTCCACATACTTCAGGATGTGACTAATTTGTTTTAAATTGTTGGCGTTCAACGCCCCTGTGACTAATAAAAGTCCTATGATTAGTTTTCGCATCTAACAAAGATACTACAAATAATCGACAAATCCAAATTATTTGTGTTGTTTATAATCTAAGATAAAATAATGACCTCTCAATTCACCACGGGCTTGCTCAAAGCTCTCCACTATTTCCATATCAAAGTAAGCTTTATCTTTAATTACGGTTACCGTCCACTTGTCATCTTCAAACTCCAATGTTTTTACACCACGGCTAAAATTTAGCGGGATATCACCAACTATATCAGTAGCTATTTTAATCCATAGCTCCCTGTCCTGAACTTCAACTACATCAATGAATTCACCGTCCACTTCAAATACCTTAGCATCTGAATATTTTGATTGAATCATCTCCAATGCTAATTTAGCGGCAGCCTCTGGGGACTCAGCCTCTAGCTCAATCTCCCATTTAATTTTATATTCTTTCATACTGTAAAGATACAATAAAAAAATAACCTGACCAAATTAATGACCAAGTTATTTACCCTAATTATCGATTCCCCCAAATCAATACTATTCTTTCAGGTTGAACTTCAATTGTTTATAATCCTTAGGCAATTCTGCCTCGATTGAAATTAGGTCTCTTGCCCAACTTCCAACAATATTTTTCTCATCTCCCCTGAAATCTCCACCACCTCTGCCGTTGCCCTCGCAAGTCAATAACGGTAGCGGATGTATTCTTGTTCCTTCCCAATGAGCAATTTCAGGAACTGAAATCTTGTCAACAAATAATTTTTTGCTATGATTCACAATAAATCTGTATGTCTCGTGGTCCACTTTAACATCTCGTGGTCCGATTTTAATTGAATCCTTACATCTATCGTAGATGTTGGATTTACGGTTCTTACACTCATCGGCATAATCACCACCCCAAACCACACGTTGCGGGTTAGAAATAAGTTGATTCTCAAACGTATCAACAAAGTTGTTACCAATGTATGAGTGTTCCATTAATTTAAGCCCGTTGTCGTAATCGTGTGTATACATCCACGATTTAACTGTCATCTTGTTTTTCTTTAAAATTGCTGCTTTGTAATACTGACCCATTATTTTATGTGTTATTGGTTAAACATATGCAAATATAAAAGAAATATTTGATATATCCTAATTAAATCGTAATTAATTTGCATTGGTTAGAATTGGTATTACTTCAGCACGTTCACTAAATACTTCAATTGTCGGACAGCCGCCATTCTCTTCAACGGTTAACTGCTCTTCAACTTCATATAAGGTCTCACATTCAGCGTGTAAGTCTAATTGAACAATTTCTTCAATCAAATCATTTGATGTTGTAATAATATCTTCTTTAATCTTACGAAGTGCCTCATCTTGGTCCTCCTGTTTCATGTCATCTGGGAAGTAAACTCGTTCCCATGTTGTTACTTTAAAATCTGCGTGCATATCTTATTGTTTAATGTTGAGACAAATGTACAGGAAATATTTGAGACTACCAAATAAAACCTGGAAATAAAAAAAGGATAGGGCACAACCCCTATCCTAACATTAACCAATAAGTCCGTTATGGTGGACCAATCCGTAGTATTTAAGCGGTTACTAGTGTTTCTTTCGAAACATCGATTAAGAAATCGTTGTTTTCAACGTTATCTTTATTTTTACCCGCTGTACCTTTGCCTGTCATAAGCTTGTATTTAAGCCCTACAATGACGTTTTCTTCATCTAGGAATCGTAAATCGCTTTCGTCACCATTAACAACCTTAAACCCGTTGTATTCGCTTGGCAAGTCTTGTTCTTTTTTAACTCCAAATACATAAGCTACATTATAGCCCCTATTTAGGATATCTAAACTAATTGCATCGTTTGTTTCACTTCTACTAAAAGTTAAATGATAGTTAGGCGCAATCACTTTATTTTCGAATCTTTTATGATTTTTGGTATAATCATAAAATTGTACGTTTGGAAATAATTCAAAGATATTTTTGTTATCTTTAATTTTGATATTTTCAAACGGGATATCCGCTGTTCCATTCAAACGTACTGCAAACTTTTTGTATCTAACTACTTTACCTGTACGCCCTATTTGTTCGTCACCTACTACTGCATTGTGCATTCTTTCAATACGGGTAAGCTCATTAAACAACTGTAGCATAAACCCTTTTCTATCAGCTAGAAAGTATTCAGTTTTATTAATCTTACCTCTTTGCACTTGGTTGAATCTTGCAGCCCCTGAATTGAAGAGACACGCCTTAGCGCAACCCTCACTTGCATGTGAACATAAGTTGACCCCTTTAGAATTCTGTTTATGTGGTGCCAAATACATAATGTATGTAGTATACCCCATTTTTTCACCTTTAATGGTTTTAGAATTCTTTGTCGATAATAAATTTTTTGGTGCTTTGTAATTCATTTTATATTGTTTTATTGGTTAAACATATGCAAATGTAAAGGTAATTTTTTAGTTGTGCAAATAAATTACCAGGTTTATTTAAAAAAAGTGAGAGTCTTAACGATATAGACCGGGAAGACTCTCACTTAGTCTACATGCGAAATACGTCCTCCTTCAACAGGCCTCTAGCTTAAAAGTACGAGCACCTGAAGGGTCTCACCATAAGACCACGCCAACTATCGAATGATGGCTCATGCGGCAACACTTTGGTTAAGGTGGTTGCTACCTAAATTGTCAGGCATGATAGTGTTGAACTACCATTCACATATTGAACTTATAATTTCAAATATGCTACATACAGCATTGTCATGAATTTCCAGTTAATAGGTACTGAGATGTTTTTATTAGAGTTATTCATCGTTCTTTATTAACCAGTCCTTTATCTTCCTACTGCTCCGCTATCGCTCCCCGGGTCCCCACCACTCTAATACCAGTTTCCCTACTAAGCTAATGCCTGTTGTTTTGTTACTACAAAGATAAGGATAATATTTCTATTATCCAAATCTTTTTTGATTTATTTTACCAACTTGCTTCATAAAAGAAATTAGTTCCATAATCTTCAATACCTTCAATACCTTCAAATGCATCATCAATTATTTTAATGGTAGCTTTGGTATTTTGATAGTACCAATGGTCGTAAGCTGTTCCACCAAAAAAGAAACCACTTGCTGTTGGCAATAACTCTGATAATATCTTTTCATCAATGTCATACTTCATCTCATCAAAATCATCTCCAAATGTTGCCTTAATTCTTTCAACTCCTGTTTCAGACTTATCAAAATAATCTATAATCGTTTGAGAAATATCTCTAAGCTCTTTTAACTTTTCAGGGTTCACCCAAGTTTCCTGACAGTTATCAACACCATTTGCACAATTTTGTACAAACCATTGGTGTATATGATTAGCTTTACGCCAATACCCAACTTCCTCAATGATATAAGAAATACGTTCAGGTTTAATCTGCTTTAAAGTTTTACCACCTTTCTTTACGGTGATTTTGTGTTGTTCTTTAGGACCATTGTGGTCCCAATTCTTTACATAAGTTTTTTTGTTAAGATACATATCTAATCCCATGTGATATATTTTTTATTGGTTAATAACACTACAAAGATAAGGATAATATTTCTACTATCCTAATCTTTTTTGATTTATTTTATAATTCATCTAAAATAGAGTGCCATTTATCACTTGCCCATAATAGTTTACCGTTCTTGAATATTGCCGCAGCAATACCATATCCCCGACCACACCATTGACGAGTCGTTTCAATTAAGTCTTGCTCATCATAATCATCATCCCATTCTTCTGTATCATCAGGATAACCACCAATTACAGCTTCTCTGGTCTCAAAATATTCTACTTGATATTTCATACTGTTTTATTTATACGTTGCTATTGCAATTACTTTTTGATGCTTCATAAAACTTTTCAACCCGGCATTGCTTGAAGCTGTCTCAATTACTTTACCTCTAAAAACTTCCTTGCCTGTCTGGTCGTGTCTAAACACTCGACTTTCACCTATTGGGCATAATGGCTTCATACCCGCTGTCGCAACAACTCTTAATCTCCCAGTTCCCTGAACTCGATACAGCTCATAGGTTGTATCTTCTCCCCAGAAATCATAAATGTCTCCGTATGCGAATTTACCTGTCTCTAAATTTACTTTGCCACATGGCGCAATATAAAAGTCTCTCATTGTTTTGTGTTTTATTGGTTAAACATATGTCAAAGATACAAGTTATCTCTGACATATGCAAATTTAATTTAATATTCTGCATCAAAACTACAGCTACCTGTTTCTTTGATACAATCTCTTATTTTGACTCCCAAGCCCAAATCAGCATACTCTGACAAATACCGACTAATCTCTCCTTCAGTAAACATTTTACCGTTTGTTTGAAAGAAATCCTGTAACATCTGGTCATTATAACCATTATTTGCTTCAAAGAATTTATCAAATAAATCTTTCACATCTCCTAAAACTTCTTCGATTGCTTCAATTTCTTTTTCAATTCCTTCTAAATCGTCCTCATCGTAGTAATACGCAATGTAACTCGGTTGACTACCATTATTCCCAAATCTATCGGCTGCGTTGCTGTTCTGTACGGCAAACCAGAATTTGCCTTCGATGTCTCCACTGTAATACCTTCCCATTGTTTTGTGTTTTATTGATTAATATACTGCGAATATACAAGTAATATTTTACCTGTGCAAGTTTATTTTAACTTTTTTGTCATTTCTTCTAATACTTCTATTTCATAATAACTTCCATGTACATTATTGAATGGTATCCAGTTTTGCATATATAAATCTTCTTCCTGTGCAATATAACAACCACCTTTGCTATCAACGCATAACAGCTTCGCATAATAATCTTTCATGCTTCCTGTTACCTGTATTGTAGCACAGTCTTCAGATAAGATTTCTAATAACTCATAATCTTCTTCCTGTTCAGCATCATCCCAAGTCTTCTCATCAACAAAATCAAACCTGTGTTGTTTACTTAACAGCCTACTGAATTCTGCCGCTGTCGCTAACTTCAGGGCTTTGCGCTGTTCCTTTAATTTTTCTATAATATCCATTATTTAATATATTTTATGATATGGTTCTTCAACCGTCTTGTCATTATGTGGTTCATCTTCATCGTTACCCCAACCTTGATTTGGGTCGTCATCACTTCGTTCAGTTGGAATTTCACCGTCAAAATATTCATCCAATACAGCGGCAATACCATTGCTTGGGTCAGGGTTAAACATCAAATCACAAACTTTACTCCAAGGTAAATTCCACTTGAAAGATGTTGTTTCACATAATGACGTATCATCATCTTCTTTAACAGCAGAAAATACTCTACCGTAAGAATCGTAATTACCATACATTTTTTCGATTACCTTTCCATTCTTTAATAGGAACAGGTGAACTCTATCCCCACCAAATGATGATGACAATACAGCCTCTTTTGACTTTTTACATATAAAACTAAAGCATCCCATAATTTTGTGTGTTATTGATTAATATTTTACAAATATACAAGTAATATTTGAATTGTGCAAATTAATTTGAAGATAATAATCCAATTAATAATAATAATGCTAAACCACCTACTATTACTAATAATACTTTTAAACTACCTTCACTCATGTAATCACTTTCTGGTTCTTCCATAATATTATCTTCCTAAATCTTGAAAAGAGTTTAACTCCAGCTCATTGATTCGCTCTTGCAGCTCTTTATTCTCCTGTTTAAGTTTTTCGTTTGCCGCCTTTAATTCTTCGATTACAACGGTCATGTGTTTTAATTTTGGTATCATAATTTAACAAGTTATCATATTAGCAATTCTGTCCATAGCGCTACTCATCTCATAAGTAGCCTTCTTGAAACTCTTAGGGTCAATATACATACCCTTATTCCTGAAACAATGTCCCTGTCCCTTCACTTCTTTAGGAACTTCAATATATCTTTTCAATTCCTCATCATACAGCGACCAACGAGCTTTGCTCTCCATCAACTTCGCTCTCTTTCGAGCTTCCTTCATATTCGATGCCCACACATCATTAAACCCTGTATACATCCCATCCTCATCCATCCAATTGAATTGGTAATTATACTCTCCTTTTTGATTCTTCATTAACTTGCTCATAGCTCTATTGGTTTTTAAATTCTATACAAATATATAAGTATTATTTGATATATCCTAATTTATTTTGAAGTATTTTCTAAAATGTCAAAACCTTCAACTTCCATATCTCTAGCGGCATTCAAACTGGA